ATTATTCAGTGGGTGTTCACAAATCATATACCTATCAAATATAAAACAAGTGATTTGATGAAAGACAATAAATCGTTTCTCTACTGGGCAACCGTTACAAGACATTGTGTCATATGTGGTGCTGAAAATTCAGACCTAGCACACCTAGAAGCAGTAGGTAGAGGTATGAACAGAAATAAGATGGACCATTATGATAAGCACGTTTTAGCGTTATGTCGTAAGCACCATACAACGCAACATCAAATGGGGATAGAAAGTTTTAACAATTACTACCACCTAGAGAATGCATGGATAAAAGTAGATGATCGTTTAAATAAAATGTTGAAAGGAGTAAAGACAAATGAGTGAAGTATCGTGGATAAAACTTAAAGTTGGAATGTTTGATGATAGCAAAATTAAGTACATTGAGGCACTTCCTGAACGTGACACAATCATTACTGTTTGGGTAAAGTTGCTAACTCTTGCTGGTAAGTATAACGAACAAGGTTTCATCATGTTATCTGAAAATCTACCGTTTAATAATGAGATGTTAGCCAATGAATTTAATCGGCCACTTAATTCAATCAGATTAGCAATGAGAACTTTCGAAGAATTAGGAATGGTAGAAGAAGTCAAAGGTGCATATAAAGTTAAGAATTGGGAGAAACATCAAAGTTTAGACAGTAAAAGTAAGCATAATGAGAAAAATAGACTTCGCCAACAACGTTACAGAGAACGTCAAAAGCAAAATAAATTAGAAAATAACGTTACCGTAACGTTACGTAACGATACAGAAGAAGAAGAAGAAAAAGAAGAAGAATATAAGAATAAGAAGAAAGAAGATAGAAGTAACGACATCTTCACCAAATCAATTAATTACATCACAAATAACTTAGCTAATAACTTATCACCTATTCAATTAGAACTAATTGGTGAAGATATTGACGAAATAGGAGAACGTGCAGATGAAGTAGTTAAAGTAGCTGTTGATTATACAAAAGAACAGGGTAATCATGTTGGTTACTTTACTACTGTGTTGAAAAACTGGGCTAGAGAAAATGTAAAGACCAAAGAAGATGCAGAAAGAAAAATCAAACCTAAACAACAAGAAGATGACTTCCTAGCTAAGAAGAAAAAAGAGTTATTTGGAGGTTAGACATTATGCCGATGACCGAAGCAGAAGCATTTGACATCATTGAATTAGTCGGCAATGTCTACGATATGAAATTCAATGATGAAAAGTACAAGATTTGGTTAGATTTTCTAACAAAGAATGGTGACTATCAACAAACATTATTAAAAACAAAAAAGTACATCAAAGAAAAGAAATTTAAACCTACTGTATCTGAGATTTTAGGTTATAAACCAAGCACAAAAATTGTTGATACTATTCCTGTTGAAGAAACGAAAGCCTACAAATTACAACATGATCCTGAATATAAAAAACGTCATGAAGAACGTAAGAAAAAATGGCAGCAAATGAAACAAGAGTGGGGTGTTATAGATGACGAACCTTGATGTATTAAGCACCGAACACTCTATTGTTTCAAATTTAATGCGAAATCCTAACTTATTAAGCAAGTTAAAACTTAAACCTCAAATGTTTACTGATATAAACGCACAAAAGTTTGTTCAGCATGTGTTAGATAAAGGCAAAGTAGATGTGAATGAAATTTACTACAAAAGTAGAGAAGATGTAGAGTTCATTCCTACACAAGTTTTAACTAAATTATTTAACTCAAATGGTACTGACAAAACTTACTTTATGCAAGACCAGATGAACATTTTGAATGAGTATATTCTAAATCAAGCTAGAAGTGAAACAAATAATTTTCAATCTTCACCATCAAAAGAAAACTTTAAGTATCTTATTGAACAATTAAAAGAACTAGATACGCTGGCGATTGAAAAGGATAACCCTACTGATACATTCCTAACAAGTGTTATGGAGAATATACTCTCAGATACGCCTAAGACGTTCATAACGACGAGTTTTAAACGACTAGATGAAAAGATACATGGCTTTGAAGAAGGACAATTAAACGTGCTTGCTGGACGTCCTAGTACAGGTAAAACAGCACTTGCACTTAATATTGTTTGGAACTTAGCAAAAGAAGGTTATCCAACAACATTCTTTAGTTTGGAAACTGGTGGCAACAACATTGTTGAACGATTAACTTCGGCAATATCTAATGTTCCGCTATATAAGATTAAAAAGTCAGACGGACTAAGTGATGATGAAATCGATAGAGTAATGGCTGCAATCAATAGTATTAAACAACACAGTCATTTTAGAATTGAAGATCATGCACAGATTACACCACAAGACGTGAGAGAAATAGCAATGCGACAAAGTGACAAACCTCATGTGATTTGCATTGACTATCTCCAACTTATGAAATCAGATTTACCACAAAAAGATAGACGACTAGAAGTAGAAAAAATCAGTCGTGACTTAAAAATCATAGCTAAGGAAACAGGTTGTCTAATTATCGCACTATCACAATTAAGTCGTGGTGTTGAGAGTAGACAAGACAAACGACCTATGATGAGTGATTTAAGAGAAGCTGGAGGCATTGAACAAGACGCTAACATGATATTCATGCTTTACAGAGATGATTACTACAATAGAGAACTTGCAGATGATGACACAGGTAAATCAGATATTGAGTTGAATGTAGCTAAAAATAAAGATGGAGAAACAGGTGTCGTTGAACTCCAATTCTTTAAAAAGACACAGAGGTTTTACTAATGATTATTGCAGAGTTGCAGCAAACGTTAGGTGTTATGTATCGAGAAGTATATAAAGATGAGCCACTCATTCGAGAACTTATTCTCGAAATGGGTTGGGCCATTGATAGATTGCTCAAAAAAGATGAGATTGTCATGTTTGACGAATATGAAAATGTACGTGAAGTGATTGAGCAAGAGATGAAATGGAGAGATAAAGATGGCAATTATCGAAAAGTATTACCTTTATAGACCAGACGGAACAGAAGAAATAAAAGTAGAGAAACGTAAGCCTAATGTGAATACCGTTAAAACACTCACAGGCGCTCATTTTAGTGAAGAATACAAAGAGATGACTGATAGTGAGTTGAAACATTTCAAAGGCGTATATGAGCTTTTATATGAAGAAGAACTAGGCTTGCAATCAACGATATTTGATTTCTAGGAGTGACAACGTGAAGATAGAAATTAACTTTAATGAAACGTATGAGGCACCTATTGGCTCGCCTCGTCCACGTTTCAGAAATACAGGTAGATTTGTTCAAACGTACATGCCAACGTCTTATACAAAGCATAAGGACTTCATCAGAGAGCAGATGCCAAACGCATTACTCGATGGAGAATTGAAAGTGACATTATCGTTTTACTTCAAACCACCTAAAAGCTGGAGTAATCGTAAAAAGTTGTTAGCAATTGGGCAATATAAACGAACTAAACCAGATATAGATAACTTAATAAAAACTGTACTAGATGCAGCGAATAAAAAAGTATGGCAAGACGACAATCAAATTGTAGAAATAAGTAGCTTAAAACAGTATGCAGAAGTACCGAAAATCATTATGGAAGTGGAGGAAGTGTAATGCCAACATTAAAAGTTGATTTTGAAATAAAAGGCTCAGTCGATATACCGACACCTTACAATGCGACAGAAGAAGAAAAGGAACGCTTAATCAAATTAGCTTATGAAAATGTAGAAAAAGAAATCTTGTTAGATGCAGAATTCGATGAAGATAGCGTTTGGATAAATGATAGTGAATGGAAGTGATCGTATGTACGGTAGATATAAAAATATTCCAGATGTGTACATTGGCGGTAAGAAATATCGACTATGTGACGTGTATAAGTATTTTGATGTCGGAGATGCGACTGTTCGTAAAAGATACTACAAGCAAAAATTAAGAGGTTGGGAACTTGTCTATGGTAAAGGCAAGGTTCCTGTTGAGATTGAACTAGGAGAAATATAATCGGAGGGGATAGTTGATGGCTAGAATAACAGAATTGAATAAAAATGACATAGTTAAATTTCAAATACGTAATAAAGAATTTAGTGCTATGCAAACAGCGATAGTCAACCGTATATATACAGAAACCAAACTAATGAAAACAGTTTGGCATGCAGAAGTAGAAAATCAAGGTGGCTATAAATTTACGATAACTGATAACGATGACTTTATTAGAGTGAAAGAACCTTTCACACGTAAGGTGGATATGCAGGAAGAACAAGACGTAGTGAATAAACCGAAACATTACACTTATGGCGATATTGAAGTCATTGATTATATTGAGCAAGTAACAAAAAGCTACAAACCAGAATTAGCATTTGCGATTGGTAACGCAATTAAATATATCAGTCGTGCTAATCATAAGAATGGTAAAGAAGATTTAGATAAAGCACGTTGGTACTTAGAACGTGCATTTGAGAAATGGGAGTGATGATGTATGAGTGTTCATTTTAGCAGTAAATCGAATGAATGGACTACACCACAACATTTATTTGATGAATTAAATCGAGAATATCATTTCACTTTAGATCCGTGTGCTACACATGAAAATGCGAAATGTGAAAAATATTTTACTGAAAAAGAAAATGGTTTATTACAAGATTGGTCTGATGATGTAGTTTTTATGAACCCTCCATATGGTCGTGAAATAAAACATTGGATTAAAAAAGCGTATGAAGAAAGTTTGAATGGTGCCATAGTCGTTTGTTTGATACCAGCAAGGACAGATACAACGTACTGGCATGATTATATTTTTGGTAAAGCGTTTGATATTAGATTTTTAAAAGGTCGTTTGAAGTTTGGGGATAGTAAAAATAGTGCGCCATTTCCAAGTGCAATAGTTGTTTATAAATGTAAGGAGGACCAACAATGATCTATTTAGGTGGCGACATGCTAAGCATAGGACAACAGATGCGTCGTGAGTGGGAAAAGCAAGAGTTACAACGGTTAGGATTTAAAGTCTACGCACCACACGACGATAAGGATATCAATGACAAAGCTAATGCTGAGCAAGATAAATTAGCAGAACGTATTGTGTTTAACGACACACTAGGCATGGAAACAAGCGATGTAATGATATTCGACTACTTACCTCATGCACAAGGGACAATTTGCGAAATGGGGTACGCACAGCACCTTAAAAGAGCAAGTGAGAAGGATATTAAGATTTACGTTCAATGTACTGACATCAGACAGGGAACGGGACATATTTCAGATGAACAAGATCGTACAGAGTTCAGCATAAATCAGTATGTCTATGGCGTAATTATGGATATCACTGACGGTAGAGGTATTCAAACGTTTGATGAGATATGTGAGGAGTTAATCTCATGATACTTAGCGATACAATCAACCAACGCTATCGCTACAACACAAATGGCAAGACACCTACACAAATACAGCATGAGTTACGTGAGTTAGGTGTCAAAGGTTTTGTGGTTAAGGTAGCAGGAAGTAGAGTGACGATGAAAGTTAGTGAGTGTGACATAAAAAGGAACAGGGAGTGTGTAAGGAATGAAAAACTTTAAATTTAGAGCATGGGATAAAGACCATAAATATATGGAATATACTGATAAAAATTTAATAGTGACTTTTGGAGAGAAAGGAATTGTAAATGCCACAGACCTTTCTGATATCTATTCGGCTTGTGAATATATGCAAAACTACGAGCTTATGCAATCAACAGGCTTGAAAGACAATGATGGTATCGAGTTTTATAAAAAAGATATTGTTAGAAATATTGATAGTGAAGAATTAGGTGTAGTTGAGTATGACGAAGGTCAATTTCGTGTGAGTTATAACGGTGTGTCAGAACAATTGTGGGAAATTGATAAAGATTTACAAATCATCGGCAACATCTACGAAAACCCAGAGTTATTGGAGGGCGAATAGATGAACGCAGAAGCTAAGTTTGTGTCTAGTGTTATGGACGCTAGATTGAAGAAAGTAAAAAGAGAACGTGACGCTTACAAGAAACAACGTGATGAACTTATCAATGATATGGCAGAAGTAAAAAGGAAGGCAGAGGCGTTTGATGAGATAGCAGTAACTGTATTATCTGAAGATAACGATGTGATAAAAAACATGAATAACATAGTAACTAAAATAGTTATAAATAATTTGGAGCGTGGTAGTGATGAGTAATATTTATATCATTTTATATACACATCAAAATTACATTGATGGGGATAGTTCTTGGGTAAAAGAATTCTATTTTACTGACAAAAACAAAGCCATCAAACATTTGGAAGATAACGGTTATGTACATGAACAAGATGATATGTACGTTAAGTTATGGACTGAGGCTGAAATCATACTACTTAACAAACAGGAGGAACAATAAATGAACACATTAACAGTAGAACAATTACAGGAGTTACTACAAACACAAAAGGAATTCGACGATAGAATTCCAACACTTAATTTACAGAATAGTAATGTTGCGTATGTGGTTGAATTCTTTGAATGGTTTAACACATTAGAAACATTTAAAAATTGGAAAAAGAAACCGGGCAAGCCATTAGATGTGCAACTAGATGAATTAGCAGACATTTTAGCGTTTGGTTTAAGTATAGCTAATCAAAGCGAAGATATTGAAACTATTTTGGAATATGTAGAAGAAGGATATCTTACTGATTACATGTATGATGTTGAAATCGATTTTGACGACGGTGATATAGTTGATGACTTTATGTCTGACATAGACAAACTATATAACGGATGGTTTAGCGAAAAGTTATTTTTACCTTTTGCTATTGCTAAACACTATTATACTATCGACCAACTCATCTCAGCGTATAAAAAGAAAATGGAGAGAAATCATGCGAGACAAGATGGAACAGCAGACAAAGATAAAGGCTACGTGTAAGAAGGACATATTAGAAAAAGTGAAAGAGGTGCTGGGGAAGTGAAACAATTCCTAATCAGAGAATTCACAGATGACGCAGGTAATGTGTATGTAGATGTAGAACAACCTAGAGAGAATGAACGTATGACGTTGGTAGAGGCAGAGGATAAGGAAGAAGCTAAAGAGAAAGTAAATTCTTATTATACTGATAATTCCAAAGTTAGCTCATATAAAGTACCAGAAGATAAAACTTTAAAATCTTTATTTGGAGGTAAGTAGTATGGAAGATTATTACAAAAGTGAATTTGAAAAACTACATGAACGTGTTGGTATATCAAAAGTATATGTGGAAGAAAAGCTAAGTCATGCAAAGTTCGATGACGCTAATGAAAGCTATATCAAACAGTTAGAATCAGAGTTTTATGCATTAAGAACTATTTGGGTGAATATGAATAGAATTCATAGAGATAGACCTAGAATTAAGGAGTGAACGGAATGTTTGAATACAAAACAATACCATTAGATAAAACAAGAGTGTTAATGATGAATGGTATTTACGTGATTAAAAATGAAGATAATAATAATGATTTCATTCAATACAATGATTATTTTTCACAAAAAACTTTCTTTCAGTGTCCTAAATGTAAAAGTTTAAATGTAGAAATCGACAATCTTCGAATGGCAGAAGAAGCACTAGCAACTACGAAACAATGTTCAGATTGTGGATATTTGAATAGATTATGGTTTGAGGAGAATGACAATGATTAAACGTATATTAATTAATCTTATATTTGCAGAGTTACTATACCTGCTTATTAAACCACTCATTATCAAGCTAGAAAGCGAAGATGATATTGATACTGCACCAAAAGACTTTGCTTTGAATGGAGACCAAGCAGATTTGAATGGAGTGAGTGAGTAGTGAAACAAGTACCGATTTTATTTGATGAAGATTATATTAAGAAATTGAATTTAATCAAAAAAGAAAGAACAGTTAAAAATGGTCGTGAAACTATTTTCGATTATGCTGAAATAAAAACAAGTGATAACGTTCATTACACTAAAGATAAAGAAATTCTGAACATAAATCGAAGTAGAGATTATTTTATTAATATTTATACAATCGAAGGTTGGAAATATCTAAATAAATACCATATTCAAGAGATTACTCCACATTACCGAGAAATACCAAAAACTAAACAAGAAACTTACTATTTAGATAAAGATGGTGATGAAGTTATTATTGGGTTGGATTATAGTGTCACTAAAATTAAAAATGTTTGAGAGGAACGTAAGTGATTTGGCTTATTATTTTATTGAGTAAATATGAAGATTAAGGAGGAACTCGATTGTATTCAAAAGAAGCAATACTAAATATGATTGATAACTACCAAATGACATGCAAATACTTAATTACCGTAATACCAGATTGTGATAGTAATTCGATTGCACAGTATGGCATACAAGCGACGTTGCCTAAACCACAGGGACAAAATAGCAGTAAAGTTGAAGATACTGTTATACGTCGTGAGAGAATGAGCAAACGACACGCACAGATGTTAGCAGAAGTAGAATTTATTAATCAATCGCAGCAAAAGTTAGGGCATGTTGATTTTATATTTCTAGATCATTTAAAGAAAGCTAAGCGTAGAGATGAGATTATTAAAGTTATGCCTAACTCACGATTGAATAGAAATAACTTCTTAGCACGTAAGGATGAATTAGCCGAGAAGATATACTTACTACAATGACAAAAATGACGCAAATGACTGATATGACAGTTGTTGCGAAGAACATAAATTTAAAATTACAATGGTTACAGGGAATGCGGAAACGTTCCTTGACATGCTAATAAGTGCGACATTTTACCATGCTTTTTTCTCCTTTAAAAAGTATACGACCTATCTGAGAGAACACTCAGGTAGGTTTTTTGTTGTATAAAAAAATAAATAAAGTGAATAACGTGAGAGTTGGTGATATATGAGATGAACAGGCTGAACATAAAACAGCAGAGATTCGCAGACGAATATATTAAGAGTGGTAATGCAACAGATGCTTATATTAAAGCTGGTTATTCTAAAAATAAAGCTAATACCAATGCAACTAAGCTACTACAAATACTACAATTAAGAATTATATCAATGGACGTATTAAAGAAGTACAAGAAGAAAGTTTAATGAGCATTACAGAGGCGTTAGCATTATCAGCAT